TTCATATACAAGGATATACCTCAGAGGTGCTGAACTTAAACCTCATAAGTATCGTCCATCATGCGAATACTCTGTGACTCTTAATCTAGCGCAAACTCATCCATGGGCTTTGTTTATGGGTGAAAATGAATTGAATCTCACTCCAGGTGATGGAGTAATATACAAGGGGTGTGAAATAAAACACTATCGTAAGAAGTTTGAAGGAGAGTCTTACACTCAAGTTTTTCTACATTATGTTGATGCTGATGGCCCTTACCGAGATTACATGTATGATTTCATCAACACCCGAAAAAAGGAGGAGACATTCGAATTTGTCATACCAGATACAGGTCATAATCATTCCAACTACTACAAAATCCACAATGTTCTACCAGATATAGTTATTGACAGGCTAATTAGTAAGATAAATGAAGATAAACTTAGTACTGCCATGGTATCGAACAGTAAGGGGGACGGGATAGAAGACTCTATAAAGAGAAGATCTCAGATTTACTGGATACCCAAAACAAAAGAGTACTTAGATCTATACACAGTGATACTTAAAGCCATAATTGCATGCAACTCTGAATTCTATCAATTCAAACTTTCAGGTTTACCAGAAAGTATACAGTATACAGTTTACAATGAAAATGATAACGGACACTATGATTGGCACTTGGATATGGGTACACAGGCAGTGATCAGAAAATTGAGTGTTGTTGTTCAATTGTCTGATCCTTCCGAATATGAAGGTGGTACGTTGGAGATTAATAATGGTAGAATTTTAGAAGTTGAGAAAGAAAAGGGTACTATGATTATGTTTCCCAGTTATATGCTTCACCGTGTAACTCCGGTTACAAAGGGTACGAGACGGTCTTTAGTTGCATGGGTAAATGGTCCTGCTTTCATCTAGCTTCTGCGAACTGTATCAACACTGTAAACAACCTCTCCGAGTTCTTTCGAGTCTAGTTTATGCTTGTAAATCCGTACATCATCATAATCTCCACATGTTTTGTCAGCGTATACGCACGCATTATCAAAACATGTAAAGGCTGAAAGAAACTGACGTTCAGTTGGTCCAAGGTTGCACACTATATACACCTCCATTACACCTCTTGTTGTTTTTATTCTCATATAAAGAACGCACTCTCTTAGGAGTCATGTACACGCGTTTTCATAGGTTTATTACTGAAGATGAACATAAGGAGTGCATGAATTTATTGAGCGACGAGACGAAACGATTTCCTGGATCTTCTCATCCAACATCAGGGAGTCTGTTTGTTACACGTGATCTAAGTGATGTGCCTATATTCACAGATTTGCTCATGAATAGGCTCCAGACAATGACTGGGAGATGCTTCAGACTTTTTCGAGTGTATGCCAACTTTCAGACTGCAGGTCAGAATGGGGTTTTTCACTTGGATGATGCCAGCCCTGGTACATTTACATTCATCTTGTATCTTAATAGTTTTGGGAAAGGTGGCGAGACTGAGTTCAAGTCCCAAGATGGTATAGTTGTTCAGAAACCTATAAGAAATCTAGGTGTACTATTTGACTCTAGAATCGAGCACAGAGGTAAGGCGCCGATAGGTGATGGCACACGTATAACTATTGCATGGAAGCTTGAGGAGATTCCAAAGTATGTATTCTTTGACGATCCTGTACCTCACTGCATCATACGCAACTGTTTCGACGAAGAATATCTTACCGATATGTGGGAAGAGCTTGATTTCATCACACCGAGGCTCGCCGGCCCAGGTATGACTGGTACCGCCCGTGATGCCAAGAATCAACCTCTAAAAAAGAACAAGGGTATATTCCTTCATGATGTATATAAAGAATATAAGGAATTTAGCACTATTATACGTTCTAGTGTTGATATCACTCAATTAATAGGTAGGCACTGGTTTTACAACTATCTCCTCAAGTGTAAAACTACAGGTACTCTTGTGAGTTGCTACAAGGATGGTGATTACTACAAATCACACTCTGACATTTCGACAGTGACATGTATAAGCTATCATTGGAAAACACCAAAAAAGTTTCAGGGTGGTGAGTTATATTTTGGCGATTACGAAGTTCCGATAGAGAATAACTGTATGCTCATATTTCCATCGTGCACCGAACACGAAGTTAAACCTGTTCACGGCGAAGGGCGCTATAGCATAACTAGGTTTATGAGTTAAAAGTATAAGACTCTTTTAGAATATGTCTGTTTTGTCACCCCCCCAAAAGCCTGTTCGTCTCCCAAAGTCTGATCGCAAAGAGAAATCGGCGTACACGATCAATCACACCCACAACAAACTTTACGGAGTTCGGCCATCTGATAAGAGCATGAAGATTTCTATAGTCAGCTTTTCAAATGTGAATCATGCTCAAAAGATGTCTGTTATGATTGAAGAGTATCGCCGACGCACCGGTGAGTGGCCTGATTTTATGAATGATCACTCTGATAATTTGTTTCTACCTGATGACGCCAATAACAAGAAACTTATTGAACTGAGTATTGTTAAATGGGACTTGGACGAACTCAAGATGTGCTGCATGAACAATATGTTGGATTTGATTACACTCAATTATATGAAAAAAACGCTCGACGGATTCAGTGTTGGTGGTGACACATACTTGATAAATGGTCCTCTCGAGTTTTACCAGGAGCGCTTCAGTGAATTATACCATCTGGATTTCCCTGCATAGGGGTCTCATCTGCCTCAATCTCTTCGACGAGATGATCAATCTCGTTTACAATGTCCCATAGACGGTTCTCCGTCTCATCCATGACACGCGCCATCTTGGTGTTTACCGTGTCATTAATGAGATACCACCCACGCTTAACGCGAGAGAGCGTCCGACTCAGAATCGTACACGTATTCTTGAATGTCAGATTCTCATCGCCCCAGATGCGCACAAACTCCTTGCGCTTGGTCATATCGACCAGGTACTTGACCGGGTTTGGAAGGAGTTTGTATACATTCGGGATGTACCGCAGTCCAAGCGCCGTATCGCGCGACATGTAAAACAGGTTGCACGTAAAGTCAGTCGACTCCTCACTGCACCAGTCCTCGAACGACCCCTCATACTTGCAGAGGTCGAGGTGAATCTTTTCGTCAACAATCACCTTGACCAACCGCCGGATACCCTGTGACATATAGAGCCCCTCAGGGTGACTCTTGTCCGAGATAATCTCAACCTCGTGATTCTGGTTGAGCACCCGCATAAACATATGCATGGGTGCGTCTTGTGGGAAGCAAATGTCAATGTCTGACGCCTTTTCTTTGCGAATCACAGTGTCCCGGACATATCCACCGAAGACCCAACCATCGAAGCTGAGAGCGAGGTCGACGATACGGCCCTCAGCGTCCATTGTGTATGGATCTTCTTAAATTTTTAAACCTGGGATTTTTGAACTCACACTTTTTAGTTGTCTGGAATGAAAGCTTGGTGGTCGAGTACCGCCTGGCAGTACTTCATCGCGAGACAAAAATGAACATGAACCCACTCGAGTGCATCCGAGTGTCCAAACTCCACCTTCATAGGATTCATCTGAATCTCACCCACCAGATCAATCTTAGTCTCTGTGCCATTGAAGTTTTTCGCCACTGCAATCATATGCTTGAACCACGTGACGTGCTCCTGGTTCTCCGGGTTGAACGCCGTCAGAAACTTTGCCGAGATGGACATTTTAATACAAGCAAACAAGTTCTTTATTTACCACAACCGCAGTACTTCTCCTTCTTGGGCTTGTTCAGCATCAGATATGCAACTGCAGCAACGGCGGCGATGAGCATTGCTGTCCGTGTATCAATCATTAATCTTCGTCAACATAAGAATCCTGATCCGACTCCACCTCTTGCTCCGACTCTGTATCCTCTTCCGATGATGGAACATAGTCAGAGTCAGAGTCGCACCGCACAAAGCCATCATCCTGGGTTCGCTTGAATCCAATGTCAGTCTCATCATCCGTCCCTAGATACGAGGTGATTGAATCATCATCAATCTCGTATGTCTGATCCTCGTAGCGGTAGACTATGCACCCATGGTCCCGATCCTCACTTGGGCTGAGGTATCGGATAGTAAAGATGTCATCCTTTGTATCGAAGATCCGGGCGACAAGAGCTGTAGTTTTGCCGCTTGGAAGCTCAGTCAGAACCTTGATGAGCATTGTGCTACATAACCAGAAAATCTTTATGCATCTACGATTGCAACGTTTTCACCCGCGTCATTTGTGAATACGTAGCTCCTGCGAATCCAGACATCTGTCCGGACCCGATTCTCCTGGATCAGGTTGCGTATCGTGTGATTCATAATATCATCTGGTGGGAGATCATCATCAGAGTTGTAATGGATCGTCAGAGTCACCTTGTCTCGTGTGTCACTCCTGCACATTGGGCACCTCGAGTCCCTCTCGAGCCACTTGTAAATGCACCCAGAGTGAAATGCATGCCCGCACCTTAGAGTTGATGTATCATCCCTAGTCCCAACCTTGTCGAGACATACCGGGCATGACTCCGCGTGGTTCCAACACATTGATGTGCCGAATAGAGCAGGGCGCTTGCATCGATGATTCTTGGACGTCAACCCCGTGCACCTGCTCATGCTATCTATCAAGTAATGGAATTGTTTAGTTACAAGAATGTTCATTACACTAAAACTTCCAGCGGTTCCCGCAAGCCATGCAAGTGACGTAGGTGGTCATAGGCTCGTCTGCGCTGCGCGTCTGCATCTGGTAGTAGTCCGTCTTCTTCGACTTGCACTTACCACACTTGAACTGACCCTCATAGTCATCATCCTTCGACTTGTTCTTCTCCATCGCAGCCTCCTTGTTCTTCTTCTTCATCATCGTCGCGGCATAGAGCCCCTCGGGCTCAATCACATCCGGTGGGTTCTTCATGATATCCTTGTGGATGATACCAGCTCGGTACCGATAAGCCAGCTGATTCTCGTACTGCAGCTCAACCTTGTCCCCAACCACCTTCAGCTCGACGTGAAACCCTTTGGTGCGCTGGAAGGAGCGCAGCATACCCACTGCGAAGCACTTGTAGGTGTTCACAAAGGTGCGGTTCTCCCACGAAGCCACCTGTCCAGACTCTTTGAACTGACGAAAAGTGCAGTTCTGGATAGACTTTTCAATGTTCGAAGGGTGCACCCGATCCGTGAAGAACGGCTGGAACATGCTTCGGACATTGGAGCGCAGAGCCATTCCTTGTTCTGGAGTTACGGGTTTACTTTCGGGAGCCCTGGACATCCTGGGTTTACTGGAGTCACACTTTTTAGTTAAACGAAAGGAACTCTCATAATGTAATGTCGAAGTACCCGCTTGTTCACTGCTCCATGTCTCGCTGGATGACGAGCTCGTCTGATTTATCAAATCAGTGTCCCGTATGTGACTAACGATTGTATATGTTGCGCTGAACGCAAGTTGGTGGCCAAGATGCTGAGACAGGCCAACAAGGATGGAGTAGGCTTGGCGGGATTTCCTAGGTGGCTCTACAGGAAACACGGTGAGGTTGTTGTCTGGCGCGTCCTAGCTGACGGGAAGCCAGGTCTGTCTCTGCCATGCGTCCTCTGTAGAAAGACTCTAGATCGTTATCATATCGAGTGGCGAGCTCATCTCGGGTCGACTTGGCATTCGAGCCGGGATGATGATACACCAAAATCTAAACCCACCATCAAACAAATGAAGACTCTCAAGTTTGTAGCTTGCGTGTAATACCCAAACTCTTTTCGAGGGCACTCTCCGCCCTCTTCAAAGGCTTTGTGCGCTTCAGCTTCAGCTCATCCGGCTTGGTGGTTGTATCATTAATACTCTTCAGCTTCGATTCAGCTGATGCATGAGATACTACACCCTGAACCCGATCCTGGAGCTCAGCCATACCGACGCGACACGTCATATGAATTTGGTTCGGCATCTGGACGAATGGGGGGTCTTTACACCCTCGAAACTCTTCAATTGTCATTGTACCCCCAAACACCTTGAGACACTGGCGCTTCGGAGCAGTCGGAACAGGCTCAAGCTTCTTGTAGACATCTCGGCGCATAAGTGTAATGTATTGCTGAATCTCACCCCACCGTGATGATGCCCTATCTATATTATATGCTCTTATACACCCCCAGGAACAGAATGTACCCATCGTAGTAAACCTCTTAAGCCGGTCATCGTATTTGAAGGGTAAATGTAATTCAGGTCCTTCAAATGGATGGCAACACCACCAACACCAAACCTCAGACATGAGTACTGAGTCTACTTTTTCTTTAGATACTCCACCACATCCGGATATTGTTTTTCAAGTCCGATAAAGTCCATCATGTGACCACATTGACTGTGTTTCTCGTGATATTCGCATATACGTTCCGGTGAAGGCCCTGGATTGAATAGCACCCAAGCACCCTCCTCGGGTACCCACGTCATCTTCTTGATGTATGGGTCGGATGGCTGAGTCTCATACACCTTGATGTCGCCAGTACGGTTATCAATCCACATTGTAGATCAAGGGTTCGCAAACTTTATACTTAGAGCATAGGCCTCTGGAATCAGTATGTTGCTCAGCATTGACGTGGGGATCAAGAACCTAGCGTTATGTGTCATTCACCCAGATACGAAGAAGATTCACTACTGGGACGTTTCAGGTGTCCCTCCTATGCATGCTGACGGGTTGTTCCCGTGCATGAAGCGCCACCTCGACGAGCGCGCAGCTCACTTTGGACCAGTGAGAAAGGTTATTATTGAAAAGCAGCCGGATAAGAACAGGGGTATCAAGTCGGTGGAGCACTTTTTGCACGCCTACTTTCTGATTCATGACAAGGAGGTTATCATCTGGGATGCCCGTCACAAGATTCCAGATGTTGTTGGGCCTGGTCGGGCTCAGTACATCAAGCGCAAGAAAACATCCATCGAGCGATGCCTGGCATTCATCACAGAGACCAATCCTGACCTCGTCCCGACATTCAATGCTTCCAAAAAGAAGGATGACTTGGCGGATACTGTGATGCAGGCTTTGTCATTTGTGAATGCCCGACCTGTTGCAGTTGCCGAGGAGAAGACTGCAACGGCCCGAAAACCAACTGAGAATCAGACTCGTACCCGTTACTCCAAGGCTAACCTAGCATATCTGTACAAGGTGGGTCAGACTGACACGGCTCGCTTCAAGAAGGACCTCGCCAAGTATTATTCGAATGTGTCAGAACTCGTTAAAGAGTTTAAGCTCTCGAATGATAATGAATCCTGATGGTGGGTTTGTCCGTCTGGTGGACTCTATGCCACGAGAGAATCTAGACTCGGCGATAGTTCAGGCTGCTCGGGTGTCTTACGGTGCTGGGACGAAAAAGACATCAGATGACCGGTCTCTGATTCGCTATCTGCTGCGCCATCAGCACACAACCCCGTTCGAGATGGTCGAGTTCAAGTTTCACATCAAGTGTCCAATTTTTGTAGCGAGGCAGTGGATGCGCCACCGGACCGCATCAGTGAACGAGATGTCTGCTCGGTACTCGGAAATGTCTGAGGATTTCCTCCTCAATGACGAGTTTCGCTTTCAGTCGAGGAACAACCGTCAGGTTTCGGACGATCCATTTCCTGAGGAGCTCAATGAACAGGCAAAGTATATCCAGACCTATGCATGCTTTGAAGCGTACACAGCCTACCAAAAGCTTCTGAAGTTGGGGTGTGGGCGCGAGCTTGCGCGCACTGTACTCCCAGTAAACCTCAATACCGAATTCTACTGGAAGATTAACCTACACAACCTCTTGCACTTTCTAAAGTTGCGGATGGATGTTCATGCCCAGAAGGAGATTCGGGATTATGCCAAGATGATCTGGGACATCATCGAGCCTATGGTACCAGTAACGTGTGAGGCGTTCAAAGACTTTCGTGTCGGTGCCATCACTCTGACTGCCCCAGAGCTTCATGCAATCATGGAGCGACGTGATACAGTTCCAGGTATTAGTGAGAATGTAGAGTTCCAGGAGAAAAAGAAGCGTATTTTTTTGTAGATGATTAGTAATGGATTACATGCAACTTGTTGGAAAAAGAGAGTACGCGAATCCTTTTGCTGCAGCTGCTGCAGGGGCGGCTGCAAAAGCAGCCGCAGAGGCGGCTGCAAAATCGGCTGCAGGAGCTGCTGCGACTGCTGCTGCCAAGTCGGCTGCGGGAGCTGCTGCGGGGTCGGCTGCCAAGACGGCTGCAGAGGCGGCTGCCAAGACGGCTGCAGAGGGTGCTGCAAAGGCGGCTGCAGGGGCGGCTGCCAAGACGGCTGCAGAGGGTGCTGCCAAGACGGCTGCAGAGGCGGCTGCCAAGACGGCTGCAGAGGGTGCTGCAAAAGCGGCTGCAGGGGCGGCTGCCAAGACGGCAGCTGAATCGGCTGCAAAGACTGCAGCAGAGGGTGCAGCAAAGACTGCAGCTGAATCGGCAGCCAAGACGGCTGCAGAGGCGGCAGCAAAGACTGCTGCGGAAGGTGTCGCGAAGACTGCTGCAGAGGGTGCAGCCAAGAGTGTAGGCAAGGAGACTGCCGCAAGTGTAGCCAAGAAGGCGGCTGAGTTTGCATCCAAGAATGCTGGCAAGATTATTGCGGGTTTGACCGCAGTGGGACTTGGTTTGTATGCGAAGGATAAGTTTAATGAGCTCAACGGTAAAAAGGTGGGTATAACCAAAACTGAGGCTGGCTCGACTGGAATCGGATTTGGCATCGGAGCCGACAAGAAGATTGTTCTGATGACATACGATCCTAAATTGAAGGTTCGTAAACAGGATAAGATTACGATTGTTGGGTCCAAGACAACACCCTCGATGGATGGTGAGTATGATGTCAAGGATACAAAGAGCGACACGCAGGTTGTAGTTGATGTAGGTAAGGATATTACTGCATACGCGCCAGGTGGCGATTTTACTCTGAAGACTACATTCGAGGCTCAGGTGTTGGGGACTATGGCTGACGCGGCTGGAGTTGCCGGTGAGGCTGCTGGTGAGGTGCTCGAGGCTGGTGGAGAGGCTGCCGGCAAGGGTTTCGAGGGTCTCATGAAGGGTCTTGGTATTTCTATGGATACAGTAAAATATGTCGGTATAGGTGTTGTTGTCATTTTCATTATATTCGTCATCCTGAAGTTGATGGCAAAGAAAAAGGCTGCTTAAGTCCACTCAGAGTCATTTGCCATTTGTGACATTTGTTGCCCCGATGGGATCAGATCTGTGAGTGGCGCAAGACCGAATGCCTGTGTGAATGGGCTTGATGCAATTGAAAATACTGCTGCAGAACTTGCTATTGCGAGTGGATCTCCACTCTTCACTGCGCTACCGAGCTGCATGGCTCGCTTGCCCAATGTAGAGTTCTTCACGTCATTCTCAGATGTACCTGGTACTGGAGCCTTGCGCTTGCGCATGGTCATATTAAGGGAAGGACCCTCGAGCTTGCGCAGATATACATCACTCTTTGTTACTGGACGCTGGTAAAGAGCTGCAGTGGCACCATTCTCAAATCCTGGTGGTGGGACGTGCTCACAAAGTGCCCCCTTAGGGCCTCCCACACCACGGAAACCGGAGGGGCAGGGTTTGGAGCATATACCCACGCTAGTCTCTGTCCGGCCATCATCGCACTTCATTCTGGACACACCAGCGCCTCGAGAGTATACATCACTCTTTGTTACTGGACGCTGGTAAAGAGCTGCAGTGGCACCATTCTCAAATCCTGGTGGTGGGATTTGCTCGCAAAGTGCCCCATTAGGGCCTCCCACACCGCGGAAGCCGGCGGGGCAGGGTTTGGAGCATATACCAATGGTAGTCTCTGTCCGGCCATTATCGCACCCCATACGAGATGCTGAGGTGCGCTTGTAGCGATCGCGAGAATAAGTCTTTGTGAATGTACGCCCAGCACCTCTGCTGTACTTATCTCGATTATATGTGTGTGCATCTCTGAAGCATGTGCAAGGATCATTACGGTATCCGGCGGGGCATGAATTTCCGCATTTTCCATTGTCTGAGCACTTTCCGTATGCGCATGCTCTGGCGCAGCATCCACCCTTGCCTCTCGAGTCTGATCCTCTCGTACAAGTGAGTGGAAAGGTGGTGTAACCAGAGTCGCAACCCTTCAGACATAGTGTCACACCATCAGACCCGTATCCAGGATTGCACTTTGGATAGCAGAATCCGACACCTAGACCAGTACCACGCTCTTCATTTGCGTCACACCCATCCTTGGCGCAGAAATCCACAGTTGTCTGTCTGTACCCAGCATCGCAATCCTTGTAGCACCACTCAGGAAGTCCAGGTGGGCTTGAATATCCAGGATTGCACTTCTTGTAGCAGATGAGTCCAAGGGTATCCTCATCAGCATTGCACTTGGGCTTGGTGGGAACCGGATCGCGACCCTGCTGCAATGGGCGAGTGCAAGACACAACATCCCCCGGTGTTGGCTTGTTAGTTCCTGGTGGGCACTGCTTTGCGCATGTTATACCACCTGAACCACCAGTGCGATCAGTTCCCGTGGGACAATCTTGAATACACCGAGTTATCCCATCCGACTTGTAGCCTGCCCTGCACTTGGGGTAGCACAAGAGACTTCCGGCCATTCCTAGTTCTTCGTCCGGGTTACACTTGGGCTTGGCTGGAACCGGATCGCGACCCACCTGCATTGGCCGGGTGCAAGACACAACATCCCCCGGTGTTGGCTTGTTAGTTCCTGCTGGGCAGTGCTTTGCGCATGTTATACCAGCTGGACCACCAGTGCGATCGGTCCCTGGTGGACACTCCTGAATACACTGAGATGCGCCATCCGACTTGTAGCCTGCCCTGCACTTGGCGTAACAGAATCCAACGCCTATTCCAGTACCCTTCTCTGTTGGCTCTTGGCACTTGTCTGAAAAGCAGAACAGGTTCATGTTTCCCATACCCTTGATCATACGCTGATTACGCTCTACAGCTCCAAATACATCAATCTTGTTGAGATCGCCAGCTGCAGCTTGAGCCTTGTCGATTATTTTGTTTGCTTGGCCAGCCAAGTATACTGAGGGATCGATGGTACCCGGTGGGCATGGATGATACATATTCTCAATGTCAAACACGTTCAAAATACCTCTAACGAATGTTCGTCCGAAGATGGATTCGGCAATGTCCTGCGCCTTGCCAATCTTGCAGTTCTTTGTGCCAGACTTTGTCAGGCAGTACTCCTCAGTCAGGTTGCAGGAACCAGTTGTCTCATTGTATGTGACACCCTTGCCCATATTTTCACAAGTGACGCGCATCAGGGATGGCCTAATCTCGCATTGATTTGTGGTTGTATTCCACTCTATGTACGATGGGTATTGTACGCTGAGGGGCCAATTCTTACAGAGTTTAGCTTCTGTATACCCACACTGCGTTTTACCAGGTCCAAGAGTTATCATTTTTCCTTTGTTTGCTGTGCACAGAACATCAATTGCCTTGTCAATCACCTTGTCCATCTCAATGTTGCTTGTGATGAATTCAACCATTGCATTACTGTCAAGTGCCAGTTCACCCTGGCGTGTCTGAGGCAGAGCCCTAAACTTCACCATTGCACCCTCGATGTACTCGTTGCCTGGAGCCTCCATCAGAGTGGTAATCTGAGTCCCCAGTGCAATCGAGTAGGCATTTGCACCTGATTCACCGAGCTTATCGAGGGGACCATACAACAGAGGATATCCAGCCCCAATCTTTTCAATCTCCTCCTTGAAAATACTGTCAATCTCCTTCTTCTGGTTCATGAGATCATCTTTGCTCGTATAATCCTGGAACCCTCCCAAGTTCAGAGAGTCCATGTAGCCCAGAGTTGCGTTGAATATAAACTCTGCTGCAGCAACGATAGGGGCTGCTGGTCCAGCTGCTGCGGCAGTGGCACCCTTGGCCGCTAGACCTGTGCCTACAGTTGTCGCCGCCTTTGTTGCCGCCTTTGTTGTAGCCTTGGTGAGCAAACGTGTTCCAAGAGATGCCATGAGATTGTCAGCCGAGCTGAGTATACCCTTCAGAAGGGCCTTGCTCCCCATCTTTGTTGCACTCCGCGTAAGAACCTTTGAAGCAATCTTCTTCAAGAGTAAATTCAACACCTTGTCGGAAACCATGTTGGCTGCAATGGTTGCGTAAAATTGGGGGTCCTTGGCCAAATTAGCTGCTATGCTTGTAGCTTGACTCGCAGCGGAGGGGGTTGCGGTAGTAGTCTGTTTTGCTGGAGCTGCCGGTGCTCCAGGAGTAGTCTGTTTCGCGGGAGCTGCTGGCGGTGCTGGTGCCCCGGGAGCTGCGGGAGCTGCGGGTGCTGCGGGTGCTGAGGGTGCTGCTGGTGCCGCTGGAGTAGTCTGTTTCGCTGGAGCTGCTGGTGCCCCTGGAGTTGCTGGCGCAGCCTGTTTTGCAGCTTCTTCGGCTGAAAAACTGAGATCGACAGCATCCTGAGCCTCAGACTTTACCTTAGCAGTATCGACTGGTTTAGGCTGCTGTTTCATATACATCCGAACCCCTATAGCTATTGCAGCTAGTAGGGTAAACAGCAGTAAGTACAAACTACCATCTGCCATCTAATGTATAAAGATATTTTTATAAAGTATGACATGGAGAAGTACCTGAAAGAACCTTCTGTGTGCCATGAGGAGATTTCAATAAAATATACTAATGATGGGATTAGCACCAATAGGATGAATTATGGATTCGAACCTACTAAAATGAATGATCTTCCTGCATTTTTGACTGAGAAGCTTGGAGTTGTCAGATATAATAAATTTTTGACTTATTTCAAGCGTGAGATTGAAGATCCTCGTACAGATGAATATATGATGATTGGTTATGATGGACATGACTATGAACTTTATGTAGAATACGAGAGTGAAGTAGTAGGTGAAATTAGATCCTATGATATTGGTAAGGATGCAGAGTTTATGTACTCTGTAATCGACCCTGACATTTACAGTAATGTGTACACGTATCTTGAGAATGCACTTCCTTACCCCATGTTCAATGAATTTTGTCGATTTTTACCGGTTCGTAAATGTGAAACTATTTACTCTAAGCTTTCTCCTTTGCATAAATGCATCTATCTGTTTCGTCCTAGAGTTTTCCCACAAGTCAAGTTTATCAAAGAATTGCTGATGAGTGCGGCTAAAGTTGTAAATGTGAAGAGCATCGACCTAGATGACAGTATGTATCTTTCTTTTGTTGCTATTGGTATTACTCGCGATGATACCCCAGAGCTCGCCTATTACTTTAGGCGGGAGAGATCTCAGCGGGTGGTGAAACCTGCTGTATATCAGTAGTTGTGTTTTCTGGAAGAACGTTTACAACTGGGCTTGGCACCTCTGCTGGGGCTGGGCCGGGGGGTTGCTCGTTCATTGGTGGGGCTGCATCAATAGCTTTCGCCTTCCACATTTCAAACTCTTTGTTGAGCTTGCTGTATTCGGCAGCCGTCTTCTGATCAAACTCACCCTCCTTCGATTCGTTCCCTGGTATAGATTTCAGAATTAACATCTCAGCCTCCATCTCACCGGCTGTCTTGTTGAACTCTGTTGAAAGCTCCTCAATATTCATTTCAGGTTTGTACTCTGCGGGCTTGTACGAGCTCTTGCTCTTGCGTCTGAAGATCATCCAGAGAAGAATCACAGCCAGAACAAGTCCTAAAGCCAATCTCCACATTTAATACACGGCAAGATTAAATGGAGGCCATAATAACGAAACCCTTTTTCGATGTTGGTGGTCGGAAGTACATCTGCCTGAGAATAAGCGAAAAAGTGATTCAGGTTAAGGTTCCATTCAGGTATAACCGGGTGATGTGCCGTGTGAACGGGCTGAGGCCCGTCCAGGACTTGGGCACTGGCGAGTATGTCACGGTGGTTATCGAGAATAGACGTTGGGACGGAGATGTGTTCCCAGTACTAAAAGAAATCAGCTGCTCTGATAAGTATGTTGAGTAGAACTGGGTACATTACAAAGGACCTGCCAGACATAAAAAAAGAGCTCACTGTAAGGCCAATCGAGAATGCGGTCGGAATTCGACCACCATCCTTCAAGGTTTTCAGATGTGACACCAAAGGGAATATGTGTGTACCAAGATATTACGGAACGGAACGATTTGGAAAACCAGTTGATAAGCGGCCAGAACCAGCACGAGCAACAATCAACTTTACCGGGAAGCTACGCGACCAGACGCGCCAGAATGAAGCTATGGATTGCTTCAGTCGGACGGAAAGTGGTGGGGTTCTTTCACTCCCTTGCGGGTTTGGAAAGACCACAGTTGCACTCGCGATTGCGGGAAGGCTGGGAGTTCGAACAATGATTGTTGTTCACAAAGAGTTTTTGGCTAATCAGTGGCGGGAGCGCATCAACCAGTTTTGCCCGGGCTCTACTGTAGGTATAGTGCAGGGTGATCGATGCGAACTCGAGTGCGATTTTGTAATTGCGATGATCCAGACTATGTGTCAGAGGGAGCATCCCATAGGGTCATTCGACTCTGTAGGTCTCCTCATTGTTGACGAGGCTCATCACATAGGTGCACCAGCCTTTTCTCAGTTTATGTTCAAGCTCTGCCCCAAGTATACACTTGGTCTGACTGCAACCCCAGAGCGAAAGGATGGACTTACCCGTATCCTCTACTGGTTTCTAGGGGCTTCGTTCTTCACGGTGGAGCGTGAGAATCAGAAGCATGTCGAGGTTCGGAAGCTGTCATTCGACTGTGAAGAGTTCAATTCTGGTCCACCAATCAACCGCATAGGCAAGGTGTCACTTGTCGATATTGTCAACTTGCTGGTGGGCATTGAAAAGCGGAACAAGATGATTCTGGATACCGTGAAGGAGTGTCTGGCTGAAGATCGGAGGGTTCTGATTCTGACTGATCGCAGAGGTCACTGCTTCGAGATGCACGAGGCGCTGCCAGAGTCTGGCTTGTATATTGGTGGTATGAAGGAGAAGGATCTCGAAGAGTCGAGTCGCAAGAAGGTTATTATAGCCACCTTCAGCCAGGCTCACGAGGGTCTTGACATTCCATGCCTTGACACTGTGATATTGTCCACCCCTCACTCTGATGTGAAGCAGGCTGTCGGCCGTATCCTACGAGAGACCAAGGGGAAACAGAACCATCCAGTAATCTACGATATAGTAGATCATTGGAGTGTCCTCTTTGCGATGTGGCAAAAGAGACTGAACATGTATCGCGAGTCTGGTTTTGCATGTGAGAAGGAGCCTGAACAAAAGCTTCAGGGGTGTCTGTTTATTTGAATCCATCGATGATTGCCATGAAAAAAACTCCTATGACAAAAAACATTACTAGATAATTGCATTCCGTTACTTCACCAACTGGACCTGATTTGTGAAGCACCGGTTTGTATCTTGTGGGTGGCGGACTGAAGTCAACTGGTGCATATGATAGCATTTAAATTAGAGGAGATTTTTATAGCGTCACCTCCTTCTTTTTCTTGGTTGATCGCTTGCGGCCCACCGACTTGATTGTCACATCCTTCGTGTCTGATGTGATTGATACAATGTCGGACAGGTCATCGTCTGAAGGCAGCATCTGAGCTGGCTGAGTTTCGCGAACAACTGGGCGAGAGTTGGCTGGTGGCGGTGGCGCCATGAATCCAGTCATCAGAGAGCCGAGATCGATACCTGGGCCACGCATCTCGCGACGGCCATTCATGTCCCGGGGAGTTGGTGGGCGCTCACCCCCCTGAGAGTTCTGTGCGGCTGTTTTCTTGATCGCATCCATCATATTCTGAACCAGCTGAGGGTTGTTCTTGAGTGCGTCACCGCTCGAGATGCCCGCCTGCTTGAAGATGGACTTGCTCAGATGGAACATCATTGCTGAGCCACCCACCATCATCAGAAGCTTAATCTCTGGTGCAACTGCCACCTTGTTCTTGTATTTGGCGTGCAGCTCCTCAAAGACAGTGTCATAGTCATCCACATTCTCCATCATATTCTCGGACCATCCATCCAGCTCGATGTCGAATGGATCGTAGCGCTTGTTAAGAAACTCGAGGCCAGTCACGCAAGCGATCATCACCCGACGAGCCACCTTGACAGACTGATCAGTCTCAATCTGGTACATGATGCGCTTGTACTCGGTACGGATCTGCTCGATATCCGAGTAGGTGGAAAGCTTGCCGGATGTCTTGAATCCCTTCTTCTCGAGGCGTGCCAGCTTGTTCAGGAGGTCCGCCTTTTCATCCTCGATGGATGTGTAGCCCTCAGAAGGCTGGGGACCCATGGGCATCCCACCACCCATGCCCATACCTCCTCCACCCATGCCCATACCTCCTCCACCCATGCCCATACCGCCTCCACCCATATCAAACTCATCCTGGGGTGGCATGCCCCCGTCCCACTCCTCAGGGGGTGGTGGACCCCCGCCAGCTGAACGCTTGACTGGGTTCATGAAAGCATCCATCGAAGGATCCATCTCGCCATAGTCCTCCATCGGAGTCTGAGGCATGGTCATCATGGGTCGCATTGGGGGACGGTATGGCGGTGGCTTTCTCATCGGAGGCTTTCCGACAGGGATTGTGCGCTGGATGTCAATCTCATCCAGTAGAGCCCGCTCATTTGCATCGAGTTCCATCGTCAACCCAGTATCTTTAGTAACAACTACGTCAGCCATCTGACACTTTATAAGAAATGAAGCGACTGGCTTTAACGCAAAAATAATGTCGACTACTAACAAATGGCTTTGCTCAACCGTCTTCAACGTCAGACTGGTATGTACATTTTGATTGCTCTGCTGGCTCTTTGGCTCCTGTCCAAGATGATGGGTAAGAAGAGCTATCTGTATGACCAGCGCCGTCTGCGTCCAGTCGACCTGGCTGCCAAGTATACTCAGGAGGGTGACCTGTTCAGCCTGCCCTACAAGATGGAGTGCACCCCAGGCATGTTCTCCAGCACATCGGCAATGTCAATGGGTCTGACCCCAGGTGGCATCTGCGGCGACCAGGACATGATCCGTAAGCAGATGAGTGAGTACAGCATCGACAGCGGCATCGGCGGCGGACTGCTGGAGAAGTTTTAGATTCACATAGTAGATGGAGTATCTCCTGTATGTAGACTCCAGAAATCGAGACACCTCGTTGTACCCCTCCGGGAACAACTACGTTCTAAACTTGGTAACACCCATACGGAATGTATCACGTGTAGAACTCATGTTTGCAAAGGTCCCCAACACAATGTACAATCTTAACACCCCTAGATTCCTGACATATTCAAATGCGGTATCGTCATCCAATCTCTACTTGCCATCAGGCTTCTATTCCGCTGATCAGCTTTCGAACACTCTGACGGTTTCCAAGAATGTACCGACACTGACAACGAATGTACTGCCTGCGGAGGGGAAGCTTCTGTTCATTTCAACAGACTCCACCTTTTCACTGACCCCACTGACTGCAGAGGCAACCAGGCTGACGGGAATCACAGGAACTCTGAACTCGGCTGCAGCCTCCACCTTTCCAGAATATGCAAACAATACAGTTTTTAGCGGAAAGTACCTCATCAAGTCATCTAATGTTATCAACACAGCCACTAATGAGTTTGTTTTTCTGGATATCGAGGAGTTCAGGACCACTAGAACTCACGATGCTCGAAAGATTGTGACTGTCACATCCACAACACCCTCCGGGAATACTATCGTTCGGCAGACTACAGAGTCGCCAGGAGTCGAGCGAGTTTTTGCCATGTTCCCTATGGATGTGGATCCAGGCAAGTTCAAGGTGTATGACTCGAATTCTGACACGTATATGAGTGCCGACTTTCCTCAACGAGTCCCGAAAGTGGCCAAGCTGACTGTTCGGTGGCAGGATGCATCAGGTAATTTACTGGCATTCAATGGGCTTGAGCAAAACTCGTTCCTGCTCCGACTCATATGTGATGAGGTTCCAGTGACACTGGAGCGCCCGGAGGGTCTCCCTTCACCGGTTGACATTGACAAGGGTCCTGATCAGAGAAGGATGATTATCATTGCAGTTTGTGCAGTACTTCTCCTTGGTCTACTCGTAATTTCTTTCATGAAGAAGAGCACCTAGATGTCTTCGTTCCATACTGCTGTAACACCGACGAGTGGTGTTGCACCTGTTCCAAAGGCGGCGAATGAAACAGTTTCACCCGGGAAGATAGATATATCATATGGTGTCAAATCCACTACGGCTATCGAGGTTGCCGAAATAACAGTCGAAAATATCTGTTTTCCACCTGATATTGTTACGTATGATGTGGGAGCCTGGACATTACTGGATACACACGAGTTCCCTCCAGTAATTGTCACACCCTGATCAACACTTGTTCCATCTAATGGGACAAATACGGAAGGACCAACTGAGTAGTTTTTAATAAGCCGCAAGATGACAATCGTAGAAGTGTTTCCACCATTGATGGCGACAGACAATGATCGAAGGTGAACAAATGCTCGGTTAGCTATTCCATTA